GAGGATTCGCTCGACTTCGAGAATTTTATGCTCAGCCTGTGGGCGCTGGGCAGCCTGAAATTCCGCTCGGTCAGGCCGAACTCGTGAAGACCGCCTCGAGCGCCCTCATCGCCTTCCTCAACGCCGCGCGCGCCGCGCCGGACGCGCGGATCGCCTTCGCCGATTGCTTCACCTTTACGCTGCCGAGCGGCGTCGCTCTTTACTATACCAACGTCGATCAGCCGATCACGTACAACGGCAATGTGTTTTTGGCGAGCGGGCCGCTGGTGCAGGGGCTCAAATACAAGGCGTCGGCCGGGCTCGACGTCGACAAGCAGCAGATCACGATCGCGGCGCGGCCGACCGATCTCGTCGCCGGCGCGACGTTCCTCAACGCGCTGCGCGCGGGCGCCTTCGACGGCTGCGTCATCCAGCGCGACCGCGTGTTCATGAGCGCGCTGGGCCAGACGCCGATCGGCGGCGTCACCTTGTTCCACGGCCGCATCTCGACGGTCGACCAGGTCGGCCGGACCTCGGCGACGATCACGGTCGCCTCCGACCTGATCGTGCTCGACTACGACATGCCGCGCAATCTCTATTCCGCGACGTGCCTGCACACGCTCTACGATTCGGGATGCACGCTGAACAAGGCGCTGTTCGCCGCCTCTGGCGCCCTCGGCGCCGGCTCGACCGCCTCGGTCCTGAATTTTGCCGGCGCGCTCGCCGCCCACGCCCAGGGCGCGCTGCTCTTCACCTCCGGCGCCAACGAAGGCGTCACGGCGACGGTGAAATCGGTCGTCGCCGGGGTCTCGCTGACGTTGATGTACCCGCTGCCCTCGGCGCCGTCGACGGGCGACGCGCTGACGGTTTACCAGGGCTGCGACCACACGCCGCCGACCTGCAAGGCGCAGTTCGCCAATCTCGCCAATTTCCGCGGCTTCCCCTTCGTGCCGCCGCCGCAGATGGCCTATTGAGGATGCGCCGCGATGGACGAAGCAGCGGCGCGCGCGAAAATAGTCGCCGAGGCGCGCTCATGGATCGGCACGCCCTATCACCCCTCGGCCGACATCAAGGGCGTCGGCGTCGATTGCGGCATGATCCTGGTGCGGGTGTACGTCGATCTCGGCCTGGTCGCGCCGTTCGACCCCAGGCCGTATCCGAAGGACTGGCACCTGCACCGCGGCGAGGAGCGCTATCTCCAGCTGCTGCTCGCGCGCACGACTGAGGTCGCGGCGCCGGCGCCCGGCGACGTCGCGCTGTTCAAGTACGGCCGCTGCTATTCCCATGGCGGCATCGTCGCCAAAGCGCTGCCGCTGACCCTCGTCCACGCCTTCGCGCCCTACAACCGCGTGATCGAGGAAGAGATCGCGCGCAACGCCGACGTCGCGGCGCGGTTAGAGACGGCAAAATTCGCCAGCTGGTTCGCGGCGGCCGACGAAGGCGTCGCCGGGTGAGTTGGTTCCGCAACAAGTCGTCGGCCGCGACGACGCCCGATTACACCGGGCTCCAGCTGCAGACCTCGGTCAACACCCTCCCGGTGACGATGGTCTGGGGCCAGACCAAGATCGCGCCCAACGTGATCTGGTATTCGAATTTCCAGATCGACCAGGGCAAGTCGGGCAAGGGCGGCCTGTTCAGCGGCGGCGCGACGGGCCAGACCACCTACAGCGCCGACCTGATCATGGCGCTGTGCGAAGGCCCGATATCCGGCATCGGCCAGATCTGGAAGGACCAGTCGGTCTATACGCTGGCCTCGCTCGGCCTGACCTTCTTCAACGGCGCGACGCCGCAGGCGCCCTGGGGCTATATCGCCTCGGCGGATCCCAACCAGGCGCTCGCCTATCAGGGCACCGCCTACGTCTGCGCGGCGAGCTATGCGCTCGGCGCTTCGGCCGACATCTCGAATCACAATTTCGAGATCGATGGGATCTTCGCCGGCTCCGGCGTCAACGGGATCGACGCCGATCCGGCGCTGGTCATCAACGACTTCCTCACCAATCCGCAATACGGCCTCGGCTTCAATCCCGCCAGCATCGCGACTTCGACGCTGTTCGGCTCGGGCGGCGATTCGAGCCTGCAAACCTATTGCCGCGCGATGGGCATCGCCTTCTCGCCGGCGCTCACCGACCAGGAGCAGGCCTCCAGCATCCTGCAGCGCTGGCTCCAGATCTGCAATTGCGCCGCGGTGTGGAGCGGCGGCCAGCTCAAGTTCGTCCCCTACGGCGATTCCGCGATCGCGGCGGGCACGCTGGTCCCGATGAGCGTCGTCCTGCCGATCGAGGCGCCGGCGACGTCGGCGAGCGGCACGACGCCGCCGCCGACCATCGTCGTCTGTCCCCCGGGGCAGTTCTCCGCAGACGGCGGCGTGATCTACGATTTCACCGGCGGCGCGCTGACCCATACCGGGGCCGCGGCCGCCGGCGCCGGGACCTACGGCATTTCGCCGGAAGGGACCTACATCTTCTCGACCGCCGACGAGAGCCAGGTCGTCAAGATCAGCTTCACTTACGCGATCCCGGCGAGCTTCGTTGCGCCGGTGACGCCGATCTACAGCCTCGGCGACGACGACTTCGTCGGCGAGGAGGGCGGCAAGGACCCGAAAGACCCGGTCACCGTCAGCCGCGTCGACCCGTTCTCACTGTCGACGATCCAGCGCCTCGAGGTCCTCGACCGCAACAACCAATATGCGACGACGCCGATCGAGGCGCGCGACCAGTCGCAGATCGAGCTTTACGGCCCGCGCGTCGGCACGGCGATCACCGCCCACGAAATCTGCGACATCGCCATCGTCGCCCCGATCGTCGCCCAGACCATCCTGCAGCGCGGCCTCTACGTCCGGGCCAACTTCAAGTTCAAGCTGAGCTGGGAATATGGCCTGCTCGACCCGATGGACGTCGTCGAGATCAGCGACGCCAACCTCGGGCTGTCGAACTATCCGGTGCGAATACTCGCCATAGAGGAGGACGACAAGGGCCTGCTGACCGTCACCGCGGAGGAGCTGGTCGCCGGCGTCTCGACGCCGGTTCTCTATCCCACCCACAGCGCGACGAGCAACATCCCCGATTTCGGCGCCGCGCCGGGGAACGTCAACCCGCCGATCTTGATCGAGCCGCCCGACCAGATCAGTCAGGGCCTCAATCTCTATATGGGCCTCTCCGGCGCCGACCCCGCGACCTGGGGCGGCTGCCACGTTTGGGCGAGCACGGACGGGACGTCCTACCAGCAGCAGCCAGGGGCGGCCGGCGCGAGCCGCATGGGCGTGCTCACCGCGGCGCTGCCGGCGATCGCCGCGGCGGCGGCGGGGGCTTCGATCGACGCGACCAACGTCCTCGCCGTCAGCCTGGCGGAGAGCGGGGGCGAACTCGCCGGCGGCTCGGCGGCGGATCTGGCGGCGCTCGCCACGCTCTGCGTCGTCGACCAGGAGGCCCTGGCCTATCAGAACGCGACGCTGACCGGCGCCGAGGCCTATAGCCTCACGCCGCTGTCGCGCGGCGCCTACGGCTCGGCGATCGCCGCCCACGCCGCCGGCGCGCCGTTCCTGCGCCTCGACGGCGAGCCCTATGTGCTGCCGTTCACCGCGGCGCAGATCGGCCAGACCGTTTATTTCAAGTTCACCTCGTTCAACATCGTCGGCGCTTGCGAACAGAGCCTCGCCGACGTCGCGCCTTATGCCTATGCGTTCACCGGCGCGGCGCTGACCGGGGCGCTCGCCGCGCCGACGGCGCTGTTCACCAATTTCGCCAACGGCTTCGAGCAGATCTGGTTCACTCCCGTCAGCGATCCGCGCGCGCCGATCTTCTACGAGATGCGCAGCGGGGCCAGCGCGGCCAACGGCGCGGTGGTGGCGACGCAGGCCCATCCGCCGTTCACCGCGCCGGGCGCTGGAACCTATTGGATCGCCGCCAAGGTCACGCCGGCGACCGGAATCACGATCTATTCGGCGTGGCAGTCGATCACGATCAGCGCGAACCAGCTGGCGCAGAACACGCTGCAGAGATTCGACGACCAGGCCGCGGGCTGGACGGGAACGCTGGGGGCCGGGCTCGGCGTCCAGGGGACGGGGGCCAACAAATACCTGCGCCTGACCGGCGCGGGCAACATCCTGACGACCAATCCCGTCCTGGTCAGCGCCGCTGCGACCGCAGCGGCGGCGTCGGGCAGCGTCATCATGGTCCTTCCCGTCGCCGCCGGGATCGCCGCGGGGATGTCGGTCTCCGACCTCACCACGCCATCCGCGATTCCGGCCAATAAGACGGTCGTCGGCGTCGCCCTGACGATTCTCGATTGCGGCGCCGTCGCCTCGGCCGCGACCCTGTCACAAGATATCGGCGCGGTTTCCTCGGCGGCGACGACGACGCTCGATCTCGGCGGCGTCAACGACGCGCTCGCCATCACCCTCAGCGGCCCGGTCGCGTCCGGCGGCGTTCTCGCGAGTGACACGATCGTGTTCTCGCTCGCCGACGTCCTCACCGCCGGCGGCATCCCGACGGCGACGCCGGCCTATTACCAGAGCGCCGAGACGATCAGCGTCGGCTATCTCGGCCAGGTCAGCATCAACGCCACGATCGCCTATGCCGGCGTGCCGATCGGCGCCAACTTCCTCGCCGACGCCAACGTCCTGACGGACCCGGACGTGCTGAACTCCGCGTCGACCGCCTACGTCTCGGCGTGGATCGAAATCCGGCTTTCGCCGGACGGCGTCACCTGGGGCGCGTGGCAGCGCTTCATGGTCGGCGTGTTCTCGTGCTTCGAGGCGCAGCTGCGCGTCGGCGCGCTGTCGAACGACCCCAACACCTATGCGATCGTCAGCGCGTTCAACCAGACGGCGCAGCTGCCGACGCGCGTCGATCACTACGCCAACCTCAGCGTCCCCTCGACCGGGCTCACCGTCGTCTTCCAGCCCGATTACGCAACTTCGCCTGGCGCGTTCAACGCCGGACCGGCGGGGGCGACGCTGCCCTATGCGATTGTCGCGGCGAACACGCTGCAGGCCGGCGACTCGGCGGTCGTCTCGGGCGAATCGTTGTCGCAACTGACGCTGACCATCTTCAACGGCGGCTCGGCGGTCGCGCGCGCCGGCGTCGCGCTGACCGTCGAGGGATTTTGAAAGAGGAGGCCATCTTGGACAATCACGACATCGCCCATTACGCCATCGCCGCCGCGCTCGCGCTCGGCGGCGGCGCCACGCTCGTCCATCTCGAATCGCGCCCGCCCGTCAACGCGACCCATGTCGCGCGCGTCGCCGCCGGCCAGTGGACGCCCCTGACCGAGGCGCAGCTCGCCCCGCTCGGCGCCGCGTTGCGCGCCGCCGGTCCGACCTCGCTCGTGGTCTATTTCACCAGCGCCAAGTCGCAGGACATCGCCGAGGACTTCGTCGACGCGGCCAACGCCGCCGGCCTCGAGGCCCATGCCGCGCTGGCGCTCGTCGCCCCGCCCGGCGTCAGCGTCGGCGCGCCCGACGCGGCGAGCGCGCAGGCGCTGGCGCGGGCGATCGACGTCGGCGCCGGCGGCCTCCTCAAGCCGCGCGTTTCCGCCGCGCCGGCGAAGTCCGCCTACGTCGCCTTCGGCGCGGTCGAAAAATAACCCGGCGGCCTCAGCGAAGAGAGAAATCGGATGATCATCGTCAACCGCCTCCTCGCGGCGGCGCGCGGCCGCGCCCCTTCCGCCCGGCGGCTCCGCGCCGCGCTCGTGGCGTGCGCGCTTGTCGCCGCGTCGGCCGAGGCGCGCCTCGATCTCGTCGACGCGGCCTGGGCCGACCAATCGCAGCGCTACGCGCCGACCACCGGGACGCTGCCCGGCCTGACGATGGTCAACGACTACAATTCGGCGATCAATTCCGTGGCCAGTTGCAATGCAGGCGCGTCGGTGCCGAGCAACGAGCTTTCGGGGGGGCCGAGCGCCGGGGAGTGCTGGTACGACACCGCGACCGGCGCGGTGGCGCAATACGACGGCGCCGACTGGCTGACCGTCGGTTACATCGACGCCGCCAACGATGTCTGGACGCCGGTGCTCGGCGGCGGCGCGGCGACCACGGTCGCCAGCGCGACGACGACCAATCTCTGCGGCGCCTCGGGCGCTTCGCCGACGCAATCCTATCTCACAATTTCCGGCACGACGCCGATCACCGGCTTTGGCGCGAATTGCGCCGTCGGCCAGATCAAGTTCCTCAGCTTCTCTGGCGCGCTGACCCTCACTTACAATTCGACTTCGCTGATCCTGCCGACGGCGGGGAAT